CCTGAAAACCCGCATGTTTCCTAGAGCTGCCAATACATGAGTTTGTGTGCTATTGTTATATTGAAGTTGCCTGATCTGCTCTCTTTCTCCTCTGATCAGGTTTCTTCGCGGCGGCAACTACTCCCGTGTGGGAGTTTGAGGGCGCGACGATCTCCGGCGCCCTCTTTTTTGTCGTTGATGTCAATACATTGTTCCGGTACACTCTCAATATCGAAAGCGGATACTGCCGAGTTCCCGGACACACCACCGGATGAGAGAAGCGGCAGGCGTAGCGAGTAGTGACAGCCAGGAAAGACTGGCAGTTGCAATCCAGCTGAATCTGTCCTACACTGTGCTTGTCACTGTAGCGGCAGAGACAACCCAAGGCCCCAACCTTTGGTTCTTACCCTTCAAGGGACGTGCCGCTACACGGAGAACCAAAGCTTGGGGCTTTTTCTTTTGGTTCTTCAGGATCGCAGACCGAAGTTAGCTGCGAGGCAAGTGGGACTCAGAACCCAGCCGAGAGTGACTGGACGCAGGTAGACCGCTCGAATAGGCCGCCGTAACTGCGTTGAGAGACTACGGGGGAACCTTCCCAAGTCAAGCCGACATGAGTGAGGCGCAAGCCTGTGAGGAACCGGCAGAAGGGGGTCTTGCAAAGACCGTAATCCTCAAGCGTGGGAGTTTGCAGATGCCCATGTGTCCCGTATGTCCCATTCCGACCGAAGGTCAGATGCGGCAGGGGCAAGCCACTAGGTGCCAGCAATGGCCTCTAGGTGAGTTTTGTCCCTACGAACCCTTCCTCCCTCAGATCAGGAGTTGTAAATATCTAGGATGTGAAAGTTGAAAGTTGAAACTTTGCTATGAGTGTTGTCAAATCTGTAAGTAGGAAATTGTTAATACGGGCTATTGCTGAGTATTTTCAGCGGGATCTGCGTTAGGGCTATCAACTTTTTTCCTGCGATTAATATTCACAATTAGACACAACAGGTTGTTCCGGTAGGATGTCAACTGTCTTAAGGAATAATGGTGCCGATATGTACTACGTCAAAAGATTCTGGTCGTATTTGGTCGGGCTGTTTGAACACAAGGCAGCACCAGTAGAGGATCCGCCAGTAAAGCCGCCAGTAAAGCCGCAGAGGAAAAAGCGGACGCCGTTTTTTACTGCGTCTGACGGTCAAACCTTATCGTTCTCTGAGTCCTTCTCCGAGCTGCTTAACAACCTGAAGATAATGTTCAAGGTTATTGAGTTGCCCACACAGATATCGTGGGTGTCAGCTGATGAAAGAGTAGGGTTCTCCAGGCTAGGCATTTACATCCCGCATCCGTGGCTGTTTCCGTTAATACCAGAAGACGAAGATGTGATTATCGAAACTCGCAGTGCCTTGCCTGCGATGATGGCGGTGGCCTTTCCGCACGAAGACACTAAAGAAAAAATAGCCCCTCAAATATTCTATTGTTTGAGAGTTCCCAGATTGCCGCTGGGCGTAGAGCCGCTGCCTGGTCATGCGTATAAATTTGGGGAGGTAGTAAAACTTAATGGCAGATTGATATGGGCAGTGATGTTTGTGGTTATCGACGAACACACAGGGAAAGTATCCATCTGCCGAGAAATGCGCCAAGAGATTGTGAGTGTGCGTGATCGACATGGCACTCACTACAACAAGCGGTGGAACGGTCGGCCTGCCATGCTGGGAGTACATGAAATGGAAAACAAAGATATGCAGGCAGTGCAGCACTATTACAAAACTGTCTTCAAAAATGTCTTTGATTGGTGGACACAACGCAAAGATGAAAGCTGGAATGTTTCTGTTAAGAAAGGCAAGCGCCGGCTGGTGTTCTCATTAAATCGGATGGACACCAAAAAATATTTTGCCGATCGAGATATATCCGTCACAACAACTACCGGCAAACGCAAAAAAATTATTCATTTTGTAAACGAACACGAGCGCACGGTAAAAGATAAAAAGGTTGTCATAAAAGAACATCTTCGCGGCCTGAATAAATTCACATGGAACGGGTACGACTGCGTGGTTACTGCTCCAAAGTTTTCTACTTTGAACACGGTGGTTTTTGATCTAATGCCAGAAGAGCAAGACGAATGGAAGGTTGGGATGGTGGGCATGACAAAACTGGCCGGTATATTGTCAAGTCATGAAGATTTAGATCGGCAAAACTTACAACGCAGGAATTGATAGGAGGGCGTATGGAGAATTTTTTTGAGGCAGACTTGGTGTTTACCGCTAGACTGGCGTTCCGCGCCTCTGACGGGCTTTCTGACGAGCTTACGGGGCATGTATTCCGCGCGCTGGAGAAGCAATTAGAGCAGGTGGCTGCCGACAACGGCTTCCTGTTCGACGTAGCCAGGGCATCTATTACTACGCGAGAGGAGTCGGTGCTGTGATCAAGACCAAAGCAGATGCGATCGCTGATTATCTGGAGGGCAGTTCCCGTAACGGGATGGATATGGAAGCGGCGCGCTTGCTGCGGTACTTCGCGCAGGTTCATGCCGCCTGTTTCGATATGGTCATGGCTAGAGATGACATGGCCAGCAAGGCTGCGTACTGCGAGATGATCGATCTAATCAAGGGTAAGAAAGGAGACTGATGGATACATTCACCGCTATCGTTTTGTTTGGCGGCATCCTCATCGGCGCGGGCTGCATCCTTGGCCTAGCGGTCGCTGCATTTATTGCATTTACATGGGAGTAAATATGCACCTGAGTTTAGACAAAATAACAATTGACGCCGGTACACAAGCCAGAGCAACACTGAAGAAGGACACCATCTCAGATTATGCGGAGGCTATGAAAGACGGGGCGCAGTTCCCGCCATGCCTGCTGTATCACGACGGCGACAAGTACTATCTGGTTGACGGATTCCACCGTTACTTCGCAGCCAAGAAGATCAAAACACCTAGCATCCTTGTAACGACTGTGCCTGGCACGTTGCAGGAAGCGATAGAGAAAAGCTGGTCGGTCAATGACAAGCATGGTCTGCCCCGCACCAGAGAAGATAAACGCAAGGCGGTGGTATCTGCGCTGGCAACGGACGCGCATCGCGGCAAGTCTGATCGTGAGATAGCCAAGCTGTGCAGCGTCAGTCATACGTTTGTCGCTGCTGTTAAGAATGAACTAACGCAGGACAAGCCCAAGGTGGATACGAATCCACCTTTAGCACCCGCACCAGTACCTAAGCAGGAAGAACAGGAGCCGGACGAGTCAGCAGTATTCAAAGAAGAACTAGAGGCAACGATTGAGTTATTGAAGTCGGAGAACGAAGCGCTGTCTGACAAGCTGGCGATCGCCGCGATGGATGCAGATGAACTCGACAAAGCCATGGCCGAATCAGTCATCAAAGATTTACGCGCACAGATCAGATTGTTAGAGATAGAATTAAAAGGTGTCACGGATTCCCGTGATTCTCTCTTGAGGGAAAACAATCAGCTGATGAAGCAGGTTGCATCTCTCACCAAGAAGTTAAAGAAGCTTGAGGGATGAGATACCTGTCTGTCTGCTCGGGCATCGAGGCAGCAACGGTAGCATGGGATCCGCTGGGTTGGCAGCCTATGGGCTTCTCAGAGATAGAGGCTTTCCCATCTGCCGTGCTTGCGCATCACTATCCTGATGTTCGCAACTACGGTGACATGACCAAGTACAAGGAGTGGAACCTTGAGCCAATTGACCTTCTGGTCGGCGGAACCCCTTGCCAATCTTTTTCCGTTGCCGGACTCCGGCGCGGACTCGAAGATCCAAGAGGGAACCTCGCACTCACCTATGTCGGAATTCTTGACAGGTTTAGACCCAAGTGGTGCGTATGGGAAAACGTGCCGGGTGTCCTCAGTTCAAACGGTGGACGGGACTTTGGTTCCTTCCTCGGGGCGNNGCCGTCGTGTGTTCGTTGTCGGATACCTTGGAGACTGGCGACGTGCCGCCGCGGTTTTATTTGAGCGCGAAAGCCTGCGCGGGGATCCTGCGCCGAGCAGAGAAGCGGGGCAAAAAGTTGCCGGAACAATTGCGGCAAGCTCTTTTGATGGTGGCGCAGGCGGAAGACCAGAGGATGCAGCCGGAGAACATTTCCAGCCCGTCGTAAAATGGCCAGCACAAATTGCAAGCACATTAAACGCAGCATTCGGCAGCAAACTTGGCTTAGAAGATCAACATATCAATGGTGGTGCGCCTTTGTTTGTGCCAATTGCATTGGCAGAAAACACAATTGGTAGACAACCTCATAACGGGGGTAACGGTGATGGGTTTACTGAAGGTGGTCCAATGTACACGCTTAATGCAAGCGGCGTACATGGTGTTGCTCAACCAATTGCATGGTCAGAAGAGTTGACTGCATCGATTGACGTCGCTGGAACAATTCAATACGGCGGTCAAGGTGGTAGGCACGATGGTGTTATGGCAAACATGGCGGTGCGTCGCCTAACACCAACAGAATGCGAGAGGCTACAAGGATTCCCAGATGGATACACAAACATTCCATGGCGCAAGGCGATAGATTCTCCTGATGGTTCACGGTACAAAGCATTAGGAAATTCAATGGCTGTACCCGTGATGAAATGGATTGGTGAGAGGATAAAATTACAGACGCTCAAGCTGGCGAGCTAGTGCCAGTAGATAAGGAGAATCAATGTCGCTTGAACTCCGTAGTTATCAGGAGGATGCTCTGACATTACTACGTCAGGGCTTTGCAGAAGGTAAGAAGTCGCAGGTGTTGGTAGCGCCTACGGGTGCTGGCAAGACTGAGATGGCCATCGCGCTGATGAAGGCTGTCAAAGAGAAGGGTAACAAAGCGGCCATGATTCTTGACCGCATTGTTCTGTGCAACCAGACCAGCAAGCGGCTAGAGAAGTACGGTATCGATCACGGTGTACTGCAATCAGGACACTGGCGCTACCGCCCGTATGAAAACATCCAGGTTTGTTCCGCACAAACGTTAGAGAAGCGCGGGGAGTTTCCCGATCTGGATTTGCTCATCATTGATGAAGCGCATCAAACGCGCAAGGCAACAGTCGATTTCATCAAAGCCAACCCGCACATTCGCGTCATAGGTCTGACTGCTACGCCATTTACTAAAGGTTTGGGCAAGGTCTATGACAACGTGGTCAGCCCTGTCACGACTAAACATTTGGTAGGTGAGCAGCTGCTAGTACCGCTTCGTGTATTCATTGCCAAAGAGATTGATATGTCTGGCGCGACGAAGGTTGCGGGCGAGTGGTCGCAGGCAGATGCAACTGAGCGCGGCATCAAGATCACCGGCGATGTAGTGGCAGAGTGGATCAAGAAAACCCATGAGATATTTGGTGCGCCACGCAAGACCATCGTGTTCTGTGCAGGTGTCGATCACGGCGTGGATCTGTCACGGAAGTTTGCGGACGCAGGTTATAACTTTGTGTGCGTCAGCTACAAGGATGATGACGATTGGAAGCGCGACATTATTGAAGATTTCAGTCGGGCAGATACCAAGATTCATGGCCTGATCGCAACTGACATCCTTACCAAAGGATTCGATGTGCCGGACGTAATGATCGGCATATCTGCGCGGCCATTCAGCAAGAGTCTGTCATCACATATTCAGCAGATGGGTCGTGTGATGCGGGCGAATCTAAATAATCCGGCAGACAAACCCTTCGCGGTCTGGCTGGATCACAGCGGCAACTATCTTAGATTCCAGGATGACTGGGATGATGTGTTTGAGAATGGTGTACGCAGGTTAGATGACGGCAAGGAAAAGCCAAAGCCGGAACCGTCTGAGCGCAAGAAGAAGGACAGTAAGTGTCCGGCCTGCCACGCATTGTGGGTAGTAGGTGAGGACAAGTGTATTAACTGTGGTCATGTGAGGGAAAGGGTCAATGCAGTACGCACAACTGATGGAAAGATGGAAGAACTTATTGCTGGCGCTGGAGTCAGTCGATCCTCGAAGCAGCACTTCTGGAACCAGATGGTCTGGTATCAGCGATACAAAGGATGGTCAAGCGGACGCGCAGCACACACCTACCGAGAACAGTTCGGAGTCTGGCCGCGCGGACTAGATGACAACAAGCCTGTGATGCCGACGATGGAAACTCAGCGGCTAGTGGATAAAAAACTAAGACAGTTTCTTAAGACGATAGGACGGAGATAATGGAGCGAGTGGACAGATGCCCGATCTGCAAACAGCGGAACATCACGCAGACCAGTAGCTATCACGAGAAGAACAAGGTCAAGGCGGATATGGAGTGTTCGGACTGTCGCGCTACATGGCAGAACGTCTTTACATTCAGCCACCACTACAAAATAAAGGAGGATCCGTGGACTTCATAAACTTTTGCAAGTCGCATGGCATCCTTATCTCAGAGCATCCACCGTTCGGACAGTGGAGGCGTTACCCAACAGAGGATCATCCTCGCAGCCGGAATGGAGCAGTGAAATATATGGGCGATCATGGGTTCGTACAGAATCACGCAACATCTACAGTGGTTAGCATCTGGAAGCCTGATTCGCGTCCGTCTGATCTCCCATCAGCCAGAGAGCTGGCGATAAGACAGAAGCAGGCAGAAGAAGATGCTCGCAAGAAGCAGCGAGATGCAGTGCGGCGGGCAGTGGACATGCTGAATCAAAGCGTGACCCAATCGCATCCATACTTGGCTAAAAAGGGGTTTCCAGATGAGCAGGCGCACGTTTGTTTCCAGGGCGGGCAGCCTATCCTTCTGATCCCTATGCGCGTGGGCGGCAGCCTGGTCGGGGTGCAGCAGATAGATGCAGAGGGTACGAAAAAGTTTTTGTACGGACAGCGGACAGCGGGCGCAACCTTCACGTTTGATAACAAGGGCATCAACATTGTGTGCGAAGGGTATTCGACTGCGCTTTCGGTGCGGGCTGCGCTGAAGCAGTTGAAGCAGCGTTATTGTCTGCACGTTTGTTTTTCTGCGGGCAATATGGTGCGCGTGGCCGGTGGACTAGAGCGCGGGATTGTCATTGCAGACAATGATGAATCTGGTACGGGGCAACAGGCGGCGCGGGAAATAGGCTGGCCGTTCTGGCTGTCTGATCTTGTCGGTGAAGATGCCAACGACTACCACCAGCGGCGCGGATTGTTTGCGCTATCACAAAGCCTGACCCAATTAATGCTCGATGTCGGTGCGAGTTGGCAGCACAAATGACAGCTCGCCATTGGTGAAGGGCTGGATATCTCGCAGGCTTTGCATAATCTCAATGCCAAGCGCAAGGCATCTCTGCCCTTCTCCAGACCAGTCGGAAACAACCCTCACCTGACCGTCTGAATCTTCGATCAGGTGAAGGGTAAACATCATTTGGCTAGTCATGCGGCGATCATATCATTGAGCATCTTTCTGACCGTCTGATCAAATGCCCATCGGGTATGGTTTATCAGGTTTGCAATTTGGTCGCCGTTCATGTGTTTGACAACAGCCCAAACCGATATCTCTGAACTTCGGTTCGCCCATGTGGGGTCTGTTAGTTCGTCAATGATTTGATCGAATGACCATTCGCTAGGCCAGTCTGAAAGCCATTCGCTCAAGGCAAATTGTTCGGCGGTGTCTTGTATTCTCATGCGTCTGATCTCCTGTTAATAATTTCTTGAGCTTTTTTCTCGGCGGCGGGGCGATTGGTAAATCTGTAAATGGCTACGGTTTCGCCGTCTTGCTTGCGTTGAGATACCGTAAACCCGCTATCAGTTTTGTATATCAGCGCGGATTGTTCGGGCGTGTAGTATTCAGCAATGATCTTCATCATCCGTCTGATCTCCTGTTAGTTGTGGTCGGCGAGCGTCTGATCGACTAACTCCGGCTCGCCTGATTCCAGCGCGATCAGGTTATTGTCTTGGCCGAAGTGATAATCCACTTCATCGTGCAGATGTTTTGTTGCGTCTGCTGCGCTGGTTCCCTGTACCCAAACGGTACATTCAAAGCGGTATAAGTTCATGCGTCTGATCTCCTGTTAGGCTAGTTCATGGTCAAATGCGTAGGTCGATGCAACTGGTTCGGCGAAAGGCTCGGCGCGGAGTTGCTCGGCGTTGAAAACGTCAACGATTATTCCCTCGTCGGTTGTGTGTAGGTAAACGGTAAATCCGCGAACATCTACCCATACGGCGCAGCTATCGTCGGCTTTGTAATCTCCATCGGCTAGTGGTTTCATATCGTCTGATCTCCTATTGGGCGGTAATGTTGGCGGCTCGTCTGATCGCATCGTGGGCGCGGTCTAAAATTTCCAGCGCATCCTCGGCTTGCTGCTCGCCTATAGGGTCGGTTGCCACTTCCCAAAGGGCGGCAACTTCATTTTCAGCGTATGGCAGTAGGTCGCGCAACGCGGCATATAAGTCGAGCGCGGTTGCGTGTAGGGTCGGGGTCGGTGGGCGGTCGGGGTATAACATCGGTCTGATCTCCTGTTATGCGCTTGCCAGGGCGCGAAATGTTTTCGGCGTGGTTTGTTCTATCTCTATCTCGTAGCCGAGCGCGGCGATATCTTGCAGCGCGTGGGTTGTGAGGGTCTTAGTTCTGGCGATGCTGGCGAATAGTTCGCTGGCGGGGCAGGCGGGGTAGTAAGTCTGCACCCCATAATTTTTGTCGGCGCGAATAGTAATTTTCATGGGTAAAATTTCCTTTTCTATAAGCAAATAAACCAGCGGTTTGCGGTGATGCGCTTGGTCTTTGCGTGTTGTTTCAAGTGAAAACGACACCACGAATTAAAAGCCTTGACCAGCGGGGCTTCGTGGCCGCCCGCGCTGGTAGTTCTCAGGTCTTGCTCGTCGCACTCAATCACGGCGAACCCTTGCTTTAGTATTAGTCCGTGGAATGCTTCCCAATCTGGCACAACGACAACTTTGGTCGGCACTTTCACGGGTTTGTCACTAAAGGCGACTTTTGGTATATCTGAAATTTTCATTTTGATAATTGAATTAGTTAAACCAGCGTTGTGCTACTGCGCGGGAAAATTCACGGCGGGCGGCCTTCTGTATGCGCTCGGCCTTCTGATCGGTATCGGCGGGCAAGTCGGCTCGCATACGTTCCCAGGCGGCGGAAGCGAGAACCGCACAAGCTGCGCGGCGATATTCGGTCGGCCAATATTGGCCGGTGCAGTAGTCGATCTCATATCCTTTGTCGGTTTTGTTCAGCGTCAAGCGGCCGGAATATGCGCTGCGGCTGGCTTCGATTAAATCCTCGGCTGTGATGCTGTCACGGCGTCCAACGTAAGCCAGCAATTCGCGGGCGTGGTGTAGGTCGCGGGTAATATCGCGGGCTTCGCTGCGGTAGGCGGTCGGACAACCATAATTGCAGTATTCAAGCTGCGGGCGCTTGCGAATCCAGGCGGATAGGGCGGCGAGTATCTGATCTTTTTCGGTTTGCATGGTCTGATTCTCCTAGTTAATTTAGGTCGAGGGCTTGCTGTCCGAAGTTAATCGGGCGGGCGGGTTTGATCGGTTCTAGGTCGGGTGCTATTTCCCACATATTCCAACCGCAAGTGATAACGCGGTGGCCGTGTTTCAGCATCTTGTCAATGAAGCTGCGGTCGGTGTCACCCCATTGGTCGGAGTCAATCGGGAAGCTGCAAACAAGCTGCCAGCCTTGCTTGTCGTTTTTGGCGTGGTAGTTAATTATCATCGGTCGGTATCCTTTACCAGTTAGCGTCTGCCATGCCAAAAGCGGCGTTGAATTGCAGCCCGCGAAGCTCGGCGGCTTGCTTGCTTTCGGCGTGGTAAACCTTCCGATCGCGCGGGTAGTAGGCTATCTCGTCGCCTTTTTCAATTTTGCGGCCTGTTTCGGCGCAAAGTGATGGAAAGCGGGCGCGGGTGAAGTAAGGGTCGTTACGCATGGGTCGGCCTCATTCAGAACGAAAGCAAAACAAAAAGGAAAGCCCACATTATCAAAAAGCCAATTGCTCCGGCTATGAGTTCGACGAGTGTTTGCATGGTCTAAGCTCCAGAAAATGCCCGCCTGGGGCGGGCGGGTCGGGTTAGTAGTCGAATTCATCCTCAAGGGCGATTACAAGCCCGTCGAAGTCCTCAGAAGCGCCGAGAATTGATGCGAGCGCGAAAACAGCATCACGCGGATATTCTTGTGCCAGTGATTCCAGATAATCGCGGCGGCTAGCGAATCCGTTTGCTTGGTAGTCGTTCATGGTCGGGTTTCCTTATGCGGTTTGTAGTGGGCGAATAATGCTCATCAACGCAAGTTCAGCAGCTTCGGGGTCGTTGCCCATGATGATCGCGGCATGGTGTAAACGGTAGGCGATATCTGCCAGTACGCAAGCATCCCGATATTCTTTTGAATCGCGGGGTGCGAGCGTGGTCGCGATATCTGCCAATTTGTGGGCGGTGTTAGCGATGCTCAGTAGTTCGTCGGTGGTGTAGGTTTGCATGGTCGGTTTCCTTTCAGGGTTCGCTGCGGGCTGCCAAACGGTACATAGCAACGCGTTCTGCAAAGCTATGCGGGTCAGATTCAATAAAGTCGTAAACCTCTGGATAAATGTTTATCCATAGTCCCTGCATTAAATCTATGTCTAACGTCACTTCGTAAGGCGTGATAGCAAAAGGTTGATCGATATGTTCTGCCCAAGCGCGGGCGGCATCTTCGTAATTTTGAGCTACACAATTCATAATTAATCCCTTTCAGGCCGGATTTACCGGCCTTTTCTGGTTACTTGCGGTTTTTGATGAGTTCTTTTGCGCTATCAAAAATGATAAAAGCTAAAATAGTAAATGCAGGTAGTAAGAAAATGATTTTGTCTAGCGTTGTCATGGTGAGCATCTCCAAGTAAGCGATACAGAGTGCATCGCATGGAAGGGATATTAGGCAAGGCAATATACTATGTCAAGACCTAACAGTATATTTTGTCAATGATATATTTCTATCGATTGTGCGATATCGATAGCACTGCTATTGCCAGGGTCGAGTCGATAGTTATTGACTATCCGTGTTTGTTCCGGTTATCTTCGGGCGCGTGTGAGTAACAGCGAGCGCGAGCGAGCATCAGCAATGAAGCCACCTACCAGGAAACAGCTAAAGGAAGCAATACAGAAAAAGGATATAGGCGCAGTCTTGCATATCCCCAAAGGAACACTAACAACACGACAAAAGAAGTTTGCCCAGGCTATAGCTATTGATGGAATGACGGGCGCGGATGCCTACCGTACAGCATACAAAGCCGCGGGGAAGCCAAAGACTATAGGCGATGCCGCTAGTAGGCTGAAGGCCGATTCCAGAATCCAGGCGGAAATTGCCGCGCTGGAACATGCCCAGGCGGTGAGTGCGTTACATTCCGCTGAGGCTTTGCGGTCATTGGTCATTTCTTCCCTTACTTCTGCACTCATCGACCCTGACGTTAAGGCTGCAACCAAGATCCAAGCGGCTAAGGTTCTTGGCACTGTGACAGAAGTTGCGGCCTTCACCGAGCGCAAGCAGATAACGACGATCAACGACAGCGCACAGATACGCGAGCGCATATTGCAGGAACTAAAGACCATCGCGCTACGATCGGATGATGCGCAGGACGTTGACGCACACGCGCTGCTGGATGAGTTGACAGGGGCAGGGGTTGATGATGCCAGCCTGGGCGACCCCACCGGAGGGGTACACCCCCAAACGGCAGCATGGGACTCCGGCTCTGACATACATAGTACTCCGCACCAACAGTCACCCCAAATATCGGAAACCACCCCCATCTCTTCCCAAACGCCCACCCCCCGGGGGGATATTTTTGAAGAAAAAGATGATGCTGCACCGCAATAAGTCGAGTGGCAACGTTGCCATTCGGGTCTGAGAACGTAGTGTTTATGCCAAATAGTGTCGTGATGCAGCGCACCAAATTGTTGATAAATAGGGAGATGGTGGCCAAGAGGCGGGAGAAGACGTATGAGGAATGTGAGGGGATGGAGATGACGCCGGCGCAGCGTGAGGTATTTTTGATAGTGGATGAGTGGTGGAAGCAGAAGGGATTTGGGCCGTCGATCCGGGATATATGTGAGTTGCGTGGTAAGGGTGGGATGGGGAATACGAGTGAGATTATTGGGCGGTTGGTGAAGTTGGGGGTGTTGAAGAAGGTGAAGGGTGCGGTGAGGAGTGTGCGTCCGGTGTATATACAGTTTAGGTATTTGGAGTGAATTTTGTGGTTAGTCCGAATTAATCAAACAGCGCCCGAAATAATCAAAAGATGCCCGAAATAATCAAACAGAGTTGAGATGGATCTTTCTGAGCTGATAGGGAAGTTGCCGCGCGCTGAGCAGGAGAAGCTGCTGGAGCAGGTGGGGCAGTACCGTGACGCGGTGGTGCGGGAGAAGGCGCAGGCATCTTTTATGTCGTTTGTGAAAGAGATGTGGCCGGGATTTATACATGGCAGGCATCACGCACTTATGGCCAAGAAGTTTGAGGAGATAGCGGAGGGGAAGTTAAAGCGGCTGATAATAAATATGCCGCCGCGCCACACGAAATCAGAGTTTGCGAGTTACTTATTGCCGGCGTGGTTTTTGGGAAAGTATCCGAATAAGAAGGTAATCCAGACTTCTAACACGGCAGAACTGGCGGTCGGGTTTGGCCGGAAGGTCAGGAACTTGGTGGACAGTGATCAATATGCAAAGATCTTTCCGAATGTCGGGTTACGCGCGGATTCCAAGGCAGCGGGACGCTGGGCGACTAGCCACGGTGGCGATTACTTTGCTATTGGTGTCGGCGGTACTGTTACTGGTAAGGGTGCTGACCTGCTTATCATCGATGATCCCCATTCTGAACAGGAAGCGAGACTAGCGCAGGGGGATCCGAGCGTCTTTGACGGGGTGTATGAGTGGTATACGTCGGGTCCGCGTCAGCGTTTACAGCCTGGCGGGGCGATAGTTGTGGTGATGACCCGATGGTCGGACAAAGATCTGACTGGCCGGGTGGTGAAGAGCGACAGTACGGAGTGGGAAGTAATAGAACTGCCGGCGATTTTGCCGTCGGGGAACGCGCTGTGGCCAGAGTTTTGGGCGCTGGAAGAACTAGAGGCGTTAAAAGAAGAACTGCCGCCGTATAAATGGAACGCGCAGTATCAGCAAAAGCCTACCGGAGAAGAGGGGGCGATCGTAAAGCGGGATTGGTGGCGTAGATGGGAGCGAGATAGGCCGCCGGCGTGTGAATTTATCATCCAAAGTTGGGATACGGCGTACTCAAAAAGCCAGCGGGCGGACTATTCTGCGTGTACGACATGGGGAGTGTTCCATTTAAATGAGGATCCGAGCAATGTGAACATCATTTTGCTGGATGCTTTCAAGGAAAAGCTGGAATTTCCTGAGTTGAAGGTGGCGGCGAAGCGGTTTTATGATGAATGGCAGCCGGATTCCTGCATTATTGAAGCGAAAGCGGCGGGTGCGCCGTTGATATATGAGCTAAGACGCATGGGTGTGATGGTTCAGGACTACACGCCGACGCGGGGAAATGACAAGTTTGTGCGTTTGAACAGCGTTACAGACCTATTTTCTTCCGGTAAAGTGTGGGCGCCCGAGACCAGATGGGCGGACGAGGTGATAGAAGAGATGGCGCGGTTCCCGAACGCGGAACATGACGATTTGGTGGACTCCAGTGTGCAGGCTTTGATGCGATTTCGCCAAGGCGGGTTCTTGCGACTGGATTCAGATGAAGATGATGATGACTTAGGCTTCCGGCGTAAGCGAAGCTACTACTGAGGATAGACCATGGCAACGAATTTTGACAAAGCTCTGTACCAAGCACCTGTTGGGTTGGA